CGACACTATTTACATTAGCAATGTTAGTTCCGACATTGTTGACGTTGGTTACCGCACCGGCCGTAGTGTTGATATTGCTTTTTAATGGGTCGGTATTGACGGCGGTAATATTTGCTGAATTTGCATTTACCGCCGTTATCGCAGCACTAAGACCCGCCACAGAATTAATATTCGTTGCATTAGAATCCACATCTAGAATGGATTGCTTTAACGGATTTGTATTAACTGCCGTAACGTCGCTGGATATTGCATTTACGCCTGATACTGCCGAGCTAATAGTATTAACGCCAGTGACAGCTGAACTTATGGTATTCACGCCAGTAATCGCAGCTGAAATAGGCGCTAATGTACTCAAAGCATTAGTTGCCGTTGTGCCGTCTTGTACATCGGCGAGCGTTCCAATATCAGCTGCTCTCGGAGATAAGGTCTGCAAGTCGGAAGCTCTAGGCGATAACGTATTCAGATCGGCTTCTCTTGGAGCTAAGGCTTGAAGATCAGAAGCCCTCGGTGCGAGTGTTCCAATATCAGCTGCTCTTGGAGAGAGCGTATTTAAATCTGCTTCGCGAGGCGCTAAGGATTGAATGTCTGACGCTCTTGGGGCAAGTGTTCCAATATCAGCAGCCCTTGGAGATAGCGCATTAAGCGAGGCTACTTCTGTCGTTCCCCCCAATGCTGCCAGATCAGCGACCGCTGCTGTTGTGCCTAATCTTCCGACTTCTGTAGACTTCCCTGCGACGGCAACCACTGAGGCGCTATCAGTTGCCACTTGGTTTACTGAGGCAATATTGTCAGCAACGGTTTTCACATTAACGCCGTCAGGAAGAGTCAGTATTCCAACTGTTGTGCCGTTTGTTTCTAGCAATCCAGTGAAGGTATTTGCCAATGTCGCACTGTTTGAGCCATTGCTAAAAGTCAGTGTTTGGCCTGTATTATTTTCAATTAAAAACCAGTTCTGGGTAGCCGGAATAGTGATGGTGGCTGCAAAGTTTCCTGCAAACTTTAAAATGCGATAGCGAATATCATTAGTAGTATAGTTAGTTGATGTCAGCGTGTAGGAAGTAGATGTAAGCGTAATTTCATTCACACCATGAATGGCTTGATCCATGACATCAAATAGGCCATTTAGTCCACTAGATAGCCCCCAGGTATTTAGGCCATCACCTAAACCCTGTTTTCTATATTTACCTCTGGTAGTAGCTGTACTTGCCATATTTAGCTCACAATCGCTCGATCTGTTACTCGCCTAAAGTTTGTGCCATCCGAAAAGGCCAAGACCGCACCGCCTGATTCATTGCTGACAAAAATCAGCCGACCAGGTTTTTTTGGGTTAGGAAGGGAACCCACTACAAAACTTTGGATCTCAGGGATACGGCCTTGTCTGAAGAAGGAGCCGTTTTCGACTCGCTCCATAAAAGGATTTAATATTGTCTGGATTTGATTAGCCCAGGATGACCAATCAGGGAAAATTTTAGGGTTGGGAATCATACAACTGTAATACTTAATTGAGGCCTAACAGGGGCACCATTCCATCTAGCTCGGCTATCATCCCCAGCTATTTCTGATGCGACCCTATCATACAAACCAAACCAAGTTTGAAGCCTGTTATCATCGCCTAAAAAGGGAGCGGAATGTACTGCTGCACCATAAAGATAAGCGTCAGCATGATTGTCTAAAAGCCAGTTTGTATCTGCATCAGAAGTAAGGGCTGTGAGTTTTTGCATATAAGTTAAATTGCAATTTACAGCCAAACTAGGATGCGGTCCGATTTTTATAAGGTTTCCTGTAATTGTGTATGAGACAGGCTGTGAAGGAGAATCTGTTGTATAGGTGTTTTCAAAAGCAGATGGAGTCATATAATCCAGTTTGACTCTTGGTGTAGATAAATAAACTAAAGCCCTTGTTTCTATATAATCTGCAGGAATAGTTATCTCATTGCCATTTGCTATAGCTAAAGAGGCAGTAGTTTCCATCCTTCTGTTTCTAAATTTGACCTCTCTATTAACCGTCTGCTCAAGCATCCGAATGAAGTCCGGTATATTTGAGGTCAGGTCATCTCTATTGAGCAAGGTCGCTAATGAGGTTTTAAGCTGACCATAATTTGCAACCATATTAGCTCCTTAAATATGCCGAGTTCTTTTTCCGAGTTGCCCTGTATTGACGCGAAGGTGTCTCCACTCATTGCTATCCAGCAATGCCATAACTCTCGGGCCGTGTTCTTTTAAATAGACATTTACGCCATAATCTACGAGCCATCTATGGATGACCTCTGGCGGTATTCTAGCCACATGGTGCATATCGTTATTTTCACCACGGCCAAATTCTTTTGACTGCACTTCTTTATTCAAATCTGTAACCAGCTCAGTGCCTTTGTATGTGGTGGCTACAATAGATTCATCATTAGCTTCATCATATTTGAAAAACTCAGTTTTATCTTCGTCCTCATCAAGTAAACGCCAATCCATATCTATGCCTTCCTAGTTCTATATCCTCTGCCTTTAACCACTTTCTTCCCTGTTTTCTTTGCATAATCCATTGCTTTTTTCCGTCCAGCAGAACTATACGAAAATTTCTTATTTCCAACTTTTGGCATTTAATTCTCCTAAAAAATAAGGGGAGCCGAAGCTCCCCCTATCACTGGGTTAAGAAGTAGTTAAACCAACTATCTTTCCGTGTGCAGCTTCGTTTGAAACTTGTACACATCCCTCTGCGATTATTGTGCGCTGTTCTGAGTCACCGATCTTAGAAAGTTCGTATGATTCAAACCCTCGCAACCAAGCCATAGAAAGGTATTCTGGGTCGAGTAATAAGGCCACTCCAGGGCGAGAATGCCTGTCAGCTACCACCTTAATTCCACCGTTTCCGCTGAAATCGCTGACGTAGATATCTGCAGACGCAATTATACTTGCTGGCCCAAGCTTGGGGGCCGTGTCTCTGTATAAACTTGCAATTCCACTAAACGAGCTGACAGCTTGACGATTAAAACCACCAGCAATTAGAATATCAGGCTCTCCACCAGAATCCCAACACGCTTTAACAAGAGACTTCAATTTTGGCTCAGTAAAAGCACCTGTGTTATTTGGGTCTGTTGGAGCAACCACTGTTCCGTTGCCTGTGTTGAAACCAGGATTGGCTGCACCTGCATTTGTTCCACCATAAACGATGTTGGAAGTGAGGTAACTTTCAATCCCTGCCATTTGTGAAGCAGTACCAGCTGCACCAACAACAAGAGCTTGGTTGGAAGTAATTGACTTTTCGCAGTCGCGTTTTATTTCTTTGCTGCGCTTTTGCATTTGATACGCCATTTCTGACGCATATCCAGCCTTGTCTATTGCTTCAGCGGAACCACTCACAGAACACGTTTTTTTCATAATTTGGGTTCTGTTACCGAGACGATTTGTGGCACTTGAGGCATCAGCGGCATCATTATCGCCATCTTCATGTTTATTTAAAGCCGCATTCGCTAATGAGTCTGTAAGCCACTCATGGTATCTAGCAGTCGCAGACTGAGATTTGATTAAAGTCAAAACGGGCGTTTCTGTGGGTGAAATGTCCGCAATTATATTTGATAAATCCTCACGCTTGTTTGTCCGTGTTGAGGATACAACGGTATTACCTGGCACTGCCATTTTAGATCTCCATATTAAGGGTCATTAAGGATATCCTTGAAAACATCTGTCCATGCTTCCTTGGATTGACTGTTTCTAGCCACATCAATTCTCTTGGCAGACCTATTCGCTTTGGAGGGCTTTTGCTTTGCAGATCCAGGACGCATCACTCTTGGTTTATTCACGACTTTTTTCGCTACAATCTGAGCAGTGTTTTTATTGCTCTTTTTGTATTGAAGGCCGTACCAAAGAAGTTTTATGTGCCTAGCATCCACAACAGAATTTATTTCGTCCGGTGTAAAGCCTTCGTCTAGTAGAGAGTTTTTTAACTCCACCATGCTCTGGCTTCTGACAACAGGATCTGCAAACTCTGGAATCTGATTAGGTAGCTCATGCGCTCCCTTTGTTTGTTTTTCCAGAAATTGCTTTTCTTGTTGTTGCCTTTGGGACTCCATTAATTGATAACGCTTCTGTTGTTTTAAGTTCCAATCCCTCTCTATTTTTGGAGCATTTAATGGGTCTTGGTCATATAACTCATCAAAGTCCGGAGAAGGTTCCTGGAACATATCAAGCTCAGAAAGTCTCTGCGTATAATACGCTTCAATCTTCTTTACATCCTCTTCAAGTATAGTTCTGTCTTGAGCTAATTTTTGTGTCTTTTGTGTAAAGTCTTTTTGCCTTAAATAACCATTTCTGTACTCTTCAGGCGTGACCGTTACAGTTTCTCCGTTTGTATCTTGAAACTCAATATAATCGGAGGCTGATTCGGTTTCCTCGGGTTCATCAATTTCTATCTCTGCATCAGACTCTTCTGAGGCGTCTAGCTGTTCACCATCTGCCTCAAGCTCTTCTTCGGTTTCAGTTTGCCCTGCTTGCACAGGATCTGAAGGCTCCTCAGAATTTTCGTTACTGAGAATGCTTTCAAACCGTTCTTCAACGGATTGTTCGTCACTCATTTTTCTTCCTTTTTTTGGGGTTAAGGGTGCCTGTTAGGGCTTGTCCTCAAACAAATCGAGACGGTTTATCTGCCTCGTTTGTAGATTTAACAGCTTTATTGCCGTCAAATATCACTCGACTAAGGTGCTTTTCGACCTGTCGACAAACTTGTATTGCGATCATGCATTTGTATCTGGTTTCATCATCAGATGCGGTTATCGCCTTTTCAATCTGTTCTTTTTCAAAATTAATATATGCCTCTTTGATTAAAGGATTATCCAGCAACCTTCTGGCATCTTCCCCACGCCACTCTGGGGCTTCTTCTTCACTCATAAATCAACTCCCNGAANCAGANNCGCCNTCNCTNTCNCCNTNNGNGCCGTCNTCACCACCNGATTCATCAATGCCAGCTAATGCAGCTTTTAAAACATTCATTGCGTGTTGTTTCGGTATTTTCTGACCTTTTCTAGCTCCAAATTTATACTCGGCTTGATTCATAGGAACTCGCTTTCCATCGGCTGTTGTGCCAAATAAGCTTTGACCAACAACACCGCCCCCACCAACAATATCAAAGGTATTATTTCCCATATCCTTTACATTACTGAAAACACTGGTTCTGTCTTGATTTCCAAAATTTGCTTGGTTTAAAGATGATTGTAGCTCCATCATTTCAGCCAATGTAAAAGCACCATCCCCACCTTTTTCTTCTGTGTTTGGAGCGTCACGATCCAAGCTATCAAGGGTATAGGTTCCCGAAGGATTTAAGGCATAAAACCTATTTGATACCGGATCGTATTGAGTGCCATTTAAAGCACCCCCAGCAAAGTCTGTCCGAATAGCATTAAAGTCGTTTGGATCATCATATAAACTCTCACCGCCACCAAACTCAGGGTAATAAATAAGACGATCTAATAAACCCATGCCTCTTGCTGGTGAAACCGGAAACCCTCCGATATTGCTTCTAGTCATTGGCTTTTTCCTTTTTCTTTACCGTTTCTTTTTTTACTGGCTTCTTTGCCCCATCTAAAAAACTTTGCATCTTAAGCATTGATGCCTTGTCACTATTTGAGTTCGCTAATGCCATAATTTCCTCAGTTGCTTAAATTAATGTTGCCTTGACCATCCCTTGCGCCTGCTGCCATTTTTGCAGCTTCAAGGTTTCGCTCTTCAATTAATTCAGCCATCCGATATTCATGGTCGGCCTTCATTTTTTCATATTCAAAAGCAAGCCTGTTTGCAGCAATCTCTCTATCAACTTTAGCTTTAAGATCTGCATCTTCTCTTTTCTGCATTGAATCCAAATCAGCTTTATATCTAGCCACCTCGGCCTCTTGCTGGGCTTTCAATTTATCAGTCTCTGCCCTCATGCCTGCTTCCATTTTACTTTGTTCAAGCCGGGCTTGGGCTTCTTCCCTCTTCATAGCCATTTCAGCTTGAGCCTTCATTGCATCAGGGTTTGGCTGTTGCTGACCTTTTTGAGCTTCCATAGCCTGAGTCGGATCGGTCAGAAATGTATCTGGGTCTAAATCTGCGGCCTCTATCATCTTTCTGATCGTTTGATAGTATTTATTAAGTGGGGATATTGGATTATTAATTCCCAACTGCCCCATTAATTGCTCCTGTTTGGATGCAATCATATTTAATTTCTGCACCTGTTCTGATTTACTGCCAACACCAAGGCCAACATTTATTCTAACATCCATCTCTGTGTTCCAGGATCTAGGATTTACCTCTTCCCATTTACCTAGAAGACGGACAACCTTTTCCTGGTTTTGATGTCTGTTTAGCATTTGCAAGGCCAATTTCATTAAACGAGTCCAGCCAGTTTCAGCAAATGTCCTAGCTATTAATTCAACTCTAGCCCTTGCACTGTTTGCAGCTTCTTCAACACCTCTTGCTGTTTCCCCTTGCAAGGCATTTGAATCTAAACCGCCTGCTAGATCATTAACTCCTGACCGCCTAACTAATGCAGAGTCAATATACTGCATCATNGGGAAAGCCTGCTGACCAGGCCAGCTTGTTGTAAGGTTTACAATGGCAGAGCTTGGATCGCCATTTACACGGAAAATAGAGCCTGGATCTTCACTCAACAAATCGTCTAGCTCTACCCTGCTTTCATCGATAGCCCTGTGCGGATAAAGCGATAAATACAGGCCATCTAGCATAGCCCTCCAGATTGCTGTTTTAAGCCGTTGCAGATCTTTTGTTAATTCCGCAAGGCTATAACCAAACAACCTATGTGGTCTTCTAATCGCAGTAAGTTCTGCAAACGGCAACTCTTCGCAAACCTCGTTCTCTAAAATAACAGTGTTAGTTTCACCACCCAAAACTGTGATTCTTCGTAACTCACTAACCCCATCTCCATCATAATCACACCGCATATAGCATTCGTAAACATAGACTTTTCTTTGTCCCTCAGTAGAATCCGCATAATCTAAAGTAGAAGATTCCATGTCAGCAAAGCGTTGATCAAATGTTTGATCGAAGTCACCGTTTTCATGCCTTGATGCTGCAAGCTCTATTTTATCCTCATCAAAGCCTTCAGATAATAAATCTTCAACTGTTCTGGATTGTCGGTGACACGCAAAGCTCCAAGTGTTGTCATTTTCATTTAATGTTCTACACCTTTTATTAACCAAAAACTCTTCTGGTGGCACAGCCTGCCATCGCAACCTAGCCTTGTCATTTGTATATTTTACTTTAACGTCATGGGTGGGTGATATCTCTTCAACGCCACTCATTGCAGCCTCTATTGCATCTGTCGCACCTAAAGAGAAGTTAGTGCCATCAATTTGACCCAATGCAGTATGTTCCAAAACTTCAATATTTTCATCTTTTACAAGTTGCATATATTCAAATTCTGTCAGGCCAGTATAGGTTTCCTCCTTAATGTCTTTTTGTTCATCCCAGTATAATTTTACAACTGATGTNCCTGTTATTAATGCTGATTTCATCCAATCGACAGCAGTNATAAAACCATCATTTTCACGCATTAAAACATGGTTAACATAAGATGAAGCCTGCTCCGCAGTTGCCTCATCCTCTGGCTTTTGCGGTTCAAATAGAACAGCCATTTCAGTATTGGACAAAAAGGTTCTAACTAGTGAAGGCATAACCTGTTCGACTGTTTCCAGGACAGAGCGATCTATAACAGAAGACCGACCTGCTTTTTCATCGCCATATTCCTCACCTTGGTATCTAGCAAGACTGTCTGTTCTCGTATATGAAAGATCATCGCCTTCATAGCCTGCGCTGTCACGAATCTGCGATCCGATAACTGAGGCAAGACGCTCATCGTCCATTCTTTTAACAGCCATTATGCGGCTTTCTTACTTGCCTGCTTTGCAGTCACTGCACAACCATTTTGAGATAGATCTTGAACCACCTTCTCCAAACGAGTGATCATAATTAATTGTTGATCAGCAAGCCTTTGTAGATCTTCTATTCGACTCATCATTTTACGCTGATTCGCTAAATCCATGCTCATTCAAACAATCCAATCATTATCTCGTTGCGGAAGATCTCGCCTTGGCTTTGACAGGTTTAAACCTTCAGCACACAAGCCAAAGCAATCTGCAAAGTGTGATGTCCAATCGTGGATAGGTCTTTTTCTATATACTAAAGTTCGCTCATTAAATTCATAACGATATTGACGCAAAGCCCTTAATGCTTCCTTGCACTTTTCTTGATCAAACCACATTCGATCAAATGCCATACGGCTTGCATGAATCCGTTCCTCTGGGGAGGTTCTTTTCATAATTGTGCAGTTAATGCCTAGCTTATGAAGCGTTTCAGCCCTGCTTACTCCTGTGCCAAGCTCCCGAACCTTTACATCATGCGGTAGCAAAAACTTGCCGTAATTATATGGCTTCGATTTTATGATATCCACATAATGGTCGAGACCTAGCGAGTTGTTTTCATATGCATCAATAAAGCGAATCTCCCTAGAGCATATTTGGTAGAAAAGCATAGTTGTTGTATCGCTCATGCCAAGATCGAAACCGACATGAACAAGGCTATCCCGTTCCCACGGCACGTTTGTTATTCGGCCGTTCTCCTCGGCCCTTATTAATTCCTGTGACCAGACCGCCCCTGTTATTGCTGCCGAAAATGAACACTCAAACTCTTGCTGAAACTGATTTTCAGACATAGCCCTTCTAGCTTCAGTCAATTCATCCTCTGGGATTAAATCTGTCTCAGATGACTTATACATCGCTGCAAACCAAGGATCGCCTGCTTCTTTGGCGTGTTGGTAAATTTCATGGAACTGATTTTCGCCTGCTGGTGTTCCAATAAAAATAGCCCAGCCTTTACGATCAGATAAACACGGCCTCACAACTTCTGACCAGAGTCGGGGCGACATAAGACTTGGCTCGTCTAGCGTTACGCCATCGAAATAATTACCTCTGAGCGATTCATAGTTGTCTCCACCAAATAATGTAATCCTTGCTCCATTTGGAAGGTCAGCCCGAAGCTCGGTTTCGTGGAATGTTGTTCCAGGTATCCCCCTTGTGTATGCCTTCAAGTAATCAAAACAGATTGTCTTTGCCTGTGAGCGATATGGAGCAATGTAAGCATAACGAGGCCGATCCAACTTACACCGCAACGCCTTGTCTATTGTCTCATTTATAGAAAATACCGTTTTCCCAAACCTTCTATGTGCAACTAGTACATTAAACCGTTTTAATGCCAGGTGCAGATCAGCCTGCTGTTTCCTTGGTTTATAGCCTGTGTCAATCGTCGGCACGAGGAACTCCGGTTATGACCTGGATAGGGGAGCCATCTGTACCGCCCAGCTCATGCACATTTGTTTCTTTCCACTGCGCTCTGGTTTTAAGCCAGAATATTGCAGCAGTTGTGCTTTGCGCCCCATCCCCAATAGCCTTTTTAAACAAGGCTTCAGCTACCCTAGCGTTTGCTTTATGTTTAGCCGTTAACAGCTCCTCAGAATAATATCGCCTCAAGGTTGTCGGATCGATGCCGATGACCTTTGATATATCTTCCTGGGGAACACCGTAAGCTGACATAGCCTCAACTGTTTTACGTTGTTCCGGAGTCGGACTGTGTTTCTTCCTTCCTACCATAAAAATTCCTTTTACGATGGAGCGTAAAGATCAGTGCTGCCCTGTCGCTGTGCTGTCTGGAGAACAGCCATCGCCTGCTTTTCACGCTTTGGATATGGCTTTTTTAATAAGATTATTTTATCTTTTGTTTCTTGATCAAGAGGCAACAAATATTTGTGCTTTGGAGCATCCTTAACAATCTTAATATTTAACCCTTTTGATTTTAAAAAATTTAAAGAACTTTTCCCAAATTTAGATGATAACGTTCTTTTGTGAACTTTTTTGCCATTTAAAACAAAAGAAGAAGCCTGAGACTCACCAGTATAAATCCAGTTTGTTGCCTGATAGATTCCTCCATGATGCCCTTGGCTTCCATCAGCATATGAAACAAGAAGCTTCAATTTTGGGTTTGATCTCTTCAAAAAAAGTAAGGCTATTTTTAATATTCTGCTAACTGGTGATTTATGCTCTCTAAGTGCAATCCTGGTCAGTTCACAACCTTCAGTTTGATTCAATCCATAGGGTGCCATAATATTATAATTAGCCCCCTTACTAAAAATAATACATCCTATAAATGTCCTACCTTCCCACACTCCAATTTTAACCATTGCCCCTGCTGGAATAGCTTTAGAATAGTGCCAATTTAAACAGGCATATTTTGCGGATTTATATGTTGCCCAATCTATTTTTAAAGTGGTTTTCAAAACTTATGCCCGCAAGCGGGACATTCTGTAAGCTTCTTTTCATCTAATGTGCCTTGCTCATCTTCAGAACCAGGTTCAAAATTTGGTTCAAAAAACAAAGCATCTAATTCTGTAACATCGAATCCAATTAGATTGAGATTAAAATTTTCGGACTCCAAATCCTTAAGCTCTATTTTTAAAATAGAACTATCCCAATCAGCATTTTTAGCCAGCTGGTTATCTGCCAAGACATAAGCCTTGCGCTGTGCATCAGTCCAGCCCTCGGCAACCATCACAGGGATCTCTTCGATACCCAGTTTCTGCGCTGCCATAACCCTGCCATGCCCTGCAATAATCGTTGACTCTTCATCAACTAAAACAGGTGTAGTCCATCCCCACTCACGAATACTCGCTGCAATTTGTTGCACCTGTTCATCGCTGTGTGTCCTGGCGTTTCTTGCGTAAGGTATTAAAGTTTCTGTTTTGCGCTTTTCAACAGAATCCGCAGGCCACCTTTTTATAGTCGGGTTTTTTGACACTTAATGCTCCGTTGCAGAAAAGCTAGGAATCATATTCCCACCCTCAACAAGAGCGACATACTCGTCAGCTTCCTTTAAATCTTTCCACATTGAAATTTCTATAACAGCACAACGACCATCATCTTGCTGATGCAAAAAAACACTCACCTCGCCATTTAATAGTTGAGAAACAAAATCGGGAGATCTGCCTTTAAACACTAAAGACTCCACTCACAGCAATTTCAAGAATAAGAATTTTTACCATTTGCTATCCCCACCGTCAACACGTTTTGTGTTAATGCTGCAAAAAAACTCTATATAGGAGATGAGGCACTCCTCCACCATTTTAATCAGCATATTTAGAAATTCCCTTTATCCCACCCCCATTAGCCCTTCGATGATAAACCTCCATTTTCTTAGATCTAAACCATTTAAAATGATCCAATCTTTGTTTATGTGGAGGGGGATTCTTTTCATAAAGCAAATTAAACCCTCCATTTTTACTTCTGCTTTGTGCCATAGCACCAAGCCCTTGATCGTATAATGCTTTATAGGAATCAATTGATTTATGTGGATCGACAGCAACCCATTTACTGCCTGGAGAAACTTGATGCGCTATTTTAATCCATGCCATTGTAGTAAATTCCATAGTTATTAATAAGAGGTATCGGGTACGCACTGGCGCGTAGGTTAAATTGAGGAAACAGGTTTAATCCTTCCTGACATTGCTGCATAACGAGTTAATGCAGTAACAACCTGTGTAGAAGCTTTGCCATTTTTCTGCCTTAGATCCCGATCTATTTGATTCAATGGCCTTTCATCTATTAACCAAGCCATCAAAACACTCATAGACCTGTCGTTAATATCCCTCGTCCAGGGCAAATAAACATCCCTTCTTTTAATAAGAAGCCATTCCGGTAACGGAGATCCAGAGCCTCTAATAGACCCTGACCAATCCGTAGCGCGAGCGAAAAGACCACCGGAAACAATCATAAATATCTGGCGTATTTCAATAGCTGACTCCTGCAAAGCTGAAGCATCTCTATAGCCTTTTCTAAGCCAGATATTATAAAGCTCCTGCACCGGATCAGGACGGACCCTTGCCCTGGTTTCCGCTGTTCCCAAATCTTTATCTGGAACTTTTTTTTGCTTTTTCTTTGCCATCAGCACCTCTAGCTCAAAATGGGAAGATGTCTTTAATGCAGTCATCGGGGTCTTTTTCCTTCCTAGAAGTAACCCTTGAAATTGTTGATCCTTTAAATGTTCTAGTAACCTTTTCTAAAAGCTGGTTTTCATCATTTAAAAACATTTGCACACAGCTTTGAACTGCAACAATTGTGATGTGGCGAAGGTCATCAGGCTCTCGCTTCAATTCTTTATCTGCGCCAACAAAACGCCAGACCCTATCGTCTTTTAAAATTTCTAAATAACCACATTCGGCAGCAGTGCGGATTCCAGCATTTGCCATTGCTTTATCTAAAGCCAAATAGCCTTTTATTAAACTCTGGGCATGGGCATTTAATTCATCAACATCTTCTGAATCAAATAACGCCTTATCAAACTTAGACCGTTGTGCGAGAAATCGTTTTTTAAGATGTATGTCGGGGCATCGATCAACAAATCTTTCAACGCCCCATTTAGAATCTAGCTCCGTAGCGATGCTATCTACATCCCCAACCAAATACAAAACTTCTGTCGGACTGCCTGTTCTAGGTTGCATCAAGGGTGCATCTATAACTTTACGAGCTAACGTACCCTCATCAGGCATTCGCTTCGGGGTTTTATTTTTCCAATTTTTAAATGCCATATTAACAACAGACACTTAATTGGACGAATATTGGACACAGGACACCCCCTATAGGGAGGTGTCCATGTCCGTCCAATTTATTGGCTATGTCCGATCCCTGTCCGGTAAGTGTCCAATTTTCCATTTTTAAGCTCCTTCCGTCAGATCACTTAGGGTTATTTTTTCCTTATCCATCACTATTTTTCCCTTTTTTGTTAAGGACTTAAGAGTTCTATTAAAGGCTTTATAAAGCGCATCCATGCTTATACTGCTGCCTTGTCCAATTTCTGTCTGATCGGTGTTTTCATAGGCCTGCATTTTTTCAGAAAACCAGCTCCGAACTTCTTTATTGGACACGCTATTTCTAGCAAATAACCGACCACCGCCTGGAAAGTGAAAGATGTGTTTAGTGGCAGGGCGATGCTCATCTGCCATTAAATTGTTCACAATATCGACAATCCAGATCTCTCTCTCAGTTAATTTTTCACCTGATTTAACTTTAAATTCGGTCGGTAAAACGACGCATGAGGTGATGGGTTTACCTCGTCTGTTTACGCCAACTTCGACTGTGTTAAGCCTAAACGCGATGTCATCACAGGGTTCTATATCACGTTGTTTTGTGACTTTAATGACCCCGAAGCCCTCTCCAACTTTGATCACTTCTATCTCAGAGTCTAGCGACCCTTTAAGACCAGACCAGCCTCTAGCCCCTTTGCTGGAGTCCTTGCCACTGTGATGAATTGAGAGCAAATGCGCTCCAAGAGCCTCTCGTATATGGTCGGTATTCATAATGTAAGAGGACATATCTTCTGAGGTATTTTCAGCACCGCCTGCTAATGCCCTAGAAAGCGTATCGACAATAATTAATCTTATTGGTGTGCCAGACTCAGCTTCCAGGTCTTCCGCTAATTGAATAATGCCTCTTTTATCCGCCTCTGGATCTCTTAAATCTACTGATATAGGCAAATACCAAAAGGGGATATCTTTGTTGCCTAGCTTATAATAATCATAGAAAGCATCTAATCGTTTTTGTATGGAAGCACCGCCTTCTGCTGCAATGTATAAAACACCGCCTTGCTCGGTTTCCTTGCCCAGCCATGTTCTGCCCATAGCCACATGAATGCCCAGATCAAACGCTACAAAGGTTTTCCCAACATTTGATTCACCGAAGATTATTGAGCAGTTACCATCAACTAGAAGGTCTTCAACAAAATCAAAAGGAGCTTCAACATGGTCACTTCTATGGGCTTTTATAACGTCATACGATTTTGGGATAGCCTTTGGAAACTCTATAATGTTGGGTGAGTACTTTTTTGGCGGTACATATGCCTCCAGTTTATGGTGCGTATATTCCCCTAATACTCGGTGCATATTTTCACCGTCTATATGATCGCTTGGGGATTTTCCCCAGTGTTCCCAACGCTCTTCTAAATGCTCCTGATCGTGTTTATCGCTGTTACTCGACCATAATGAAAATACAGCTTTCCCTTCCTTACTGCCCTGAGTGCAGTTATAGATTCCCATGCCGATCCTAGACCATGCATTCCAATCTATATTATTGTTAGATACTTTCTTTAGCCACTCAGCAATTACCTCAAACGGTATTTGCATAGGAGGAAGCCTAGTGATTGATACATGCTCCGGTTTATGCGCTATCCTTCCCGATGAAGAAACCGCACCGCCATGATGTTCATGCCCTCTACCCCCTGATTTATAGAGTGCATTACTATCAAGGTCTGCTCGGCTATCCAGAGCATCACCATCATTTGTCAGCACCGTAGGCTTGGGCTGTCCTTCGATAGAGCCATAATAATAGGCTTGGCTTAAAACAAAACTTTCATCTG